CCTTCGGGCTCTGCGCCGGCCGACCGTCACGGTCAGTCGTCGTTTAGTATTGAGTTCCAACATACGCTACGCGCGCGATACATGATCCGAGATGCTGGTTTAAAACAGCTCTCCCAGATCGGCATCACAAACCCCGCTCAGTTGGCTTGGGAGTTAATTCCATACTCCTTTGTCATCGACTGGTTGATTCCAGTTGGCGATTGGTTAGCGTCCCTTGATGCCCTCGTAGGAACTTCGAATTTCTCCTACTACGACATCAAACGTATATCCGGTAAAGAGTCCGGGTCTACGTATGGCGGTTCCTGGGAGTCTTTTTATGACTCCTATGCCCGCAATGGTCCGCTTACCACGCTATCAATGCCGCGCTTGGCGTATAAGCCTAGCACGTCACTGACGAAAATACTGAACGGACTGGCGCTTTTGCGCCAATTACGTTGAAGGTAATCTCAATGAGCCAGATCACTGGTAACCTCTCCATTAATAATGGAGCCGCCACTCCTGTGGCAGTTGCGTTCGCACCAGAGCGCGTATCTCCTGACCTGTCCACTTTCGTGGACCGGACCTCCGGCGTCTCGGCACTGTATCCTCGTATCAGTGTCAAGTTTTCGCCGGCTTCCGGAAATCGCGCTACCAACCGTGTGGACATCGACCTGGATCTCCCGGTCGGTGCAACCGTCGACGGTATTACTACCGTCGGCTCCGTGGGTCGTGTTCGCTGCTATGCAGTGATCCCAGATACTTTCGGGGCGTCGGATCGTGCTAATCTGGCGGCGTTCTTTGCGAACGCCCTAGACAATGCTTCGATCCGTGCCGTCCTGAAGGACCTGGACCCGATGTACTAACTTCGGGGTCGATCACATGCAAAAACGGAAACCTAGCCCTGCTAAGGGCGGTTCCAAGGTGTTAGCCTTGGAGCTCCGTGTCGCTGCACGTCTCGCAGAGGGTATTGGCTCTCCTCGAGCACTGACTGTCGCACTCCTGATCCGTCACAAGGAGTTTAAACAACTCCTTGAGCTGGACATTAATCCAGCCCATTACTGGGACGTATCTTCGTTTGAAGATGATTACCTGATCACCTCGGTTCTGAAGAAGAACCCTCGGTTAGATGGTGGTTTCGACAAACGTCAGAACGCTGTTGAAGCGTTCTGGAAGAGTGAACAGCAGTGCGCTCAAGCCAACCTTAGGCTGCTGGATCTAATTAACGGACATGTCGTCCGTCCCGATCTTCTTCCTGTCCTGATGAAGGCGCAGGAGTGGATTGGGAAGATCCTAGGACCGCTTTCGCGGTCCAAGCTCGCGTACTGCGAGAGCAGCATGGGGTTTGGCCCAGGCGCCACCACTTCGGTCTCTGGTGTTGTAACTCAGGGCAAAAAGTACAGCAGTTCAACTATTGACTGCACTCCGAGATGTGTGGACTTTGGCCTGTTTTCGTTGCCGCTTATGTGGCGACGGACAGTGCGCGGATTTAATCTGCGCAGCGCTAATAAGTTCACAACCGTTCCCAAAACTGCGAAGACCGACCGCGGCATCTGCATCGAGCCCGACCTGAATATTTTTATTCAGAAAGGACAAGGTGCGCTGCTCAAGAAGGTCTTAGCTAGTTTTGGACTCGACATCTACACCCAAGACACTAATCGTGCCTTGGCGTCACGGGCTCAAAGTTCTGAGCTCGCGACTGTAGATTTTTCCCGTGCCTCTGATACCGTCAGCCGTATGGCTGTATGGTTCCTTCTGCCTTTCGAGTGGGCTGACTTCCTTCACTACTCTCGTGTTGATAACACGGAAATAGATGGGGTCGCTGTACCGCTCGAGAAGTGGTCTAGCATGGGTAACGGATACACGTTTGAGCTTGAGAGCCTGATCTTTTATGGTCTCGCTCTCGCTGCAACAGAGATTGCCGCAGCTGATGGTCTGGGTGACGTCGCCACTTTTGGCGACGACGTCATCTTACCATCGAGAGCTCTTACGTTATTCCGCGAGGCTTCGACCTTCCTCGGGTTCGAAGTGAACCTCGAGAAATCGTTCGGCAGTGGACGCTTTTTCGAGAGCTGTGGAACAGACTATTTTGACGGCTGTGACGTTCGACCCTTTTATTTAAGGTCTGACAATCATGACTATCCTTCGGTCTGTTATATCTACGCTAATGCAATTCGTCGTTGGGCTCATCGCCGTAATGGCGGCGGGTCTTGTGACGTACGCCTTTTACCTGCATGGCTGGTATGCTATTCGGCATGTCCAGATTCTTACAGGTACCGCATCCCTTACTCCTTCGGAGTCGGGGACGCCTCGCTCGGTGACGTTGGATTCATCTCCAACTTCGACGAAGCAAGACCCTCCCTTGCCAGAAAGTACGAAGCAAGAGGATGGTGTGGCTATACCGTGAGGTATAGAAAGGCTCGTACTGCAAAAGCGCGGATATCCGAACAGGGATGCCTCACGGCGTTCCTGAACGGTAATAGGACAGACTTTTCCCTCGGAGTAGAAACGCTCCGCGGTAGAGTCCTTCCTTCCACAGTAGAGGAGGGCCACGTATTAACGTGGCCCAATCTCGGACCTTGGTTGCGGAGCCGCGGTCGCGTGAGCGCCGTTGGTTCCTTAGCACTAAGGTTTTAATCCTCCCC